TCTAACATCTCCAAAGGCCTAGCCCCTACCATGGTTTCTTTAACTTCCCCATTCACGAACAATAACATGGTTGGGATTCCAGTTAAATCAAACCTATTTGCTAAAAACGGCTCTTTTTCCACATCAACTTTACGCACTTTTATCTGGCCAGCGTGCTTAGCGGCAAAATCATCAAGTATGGGAGCCTGAAACTCGCAAGGGCCGCACCAGCTAGCCCAAAAATCAACCAAAACAGGCACAGAAGAAGTGCTTATTTCCTGATCAAACGACTTCTCATCCAAAGGAAGGGCGAACCCTTCATCTAGGTAAACACGTTTTGCCGAACCTTCAATGCGAGAATATTTAGAATCCATGACTCTAGTGTATCACATTTACACGCCTCAAGCAAGCCATATAATAGCAAAAACCCCACCGCCCGAAGACGATGGGGTTTAAGTAAATCTTTACAGATTAAAGTTACGCAACGGCAGTGTTGCCTACGTAACCAACGACGACTGAAAGATCGGCACCATCGGTGCTTGAACCTTTTTGATCTACTTCTAGTTGAAGTACGTCGCCTGCAGCCCAAATCTTAACGTCAGGTAGCGAAGCTGTCACATAAGTGGAGCCAGCGGCTATCGTAGGACGATTTCCTTGGGTTGTGTACATGGTGGTGCCATTTTTGTGCAGGTCTACAATTGCAGTTGCACCAACAGGAGCTGTGACTAGCGCTGCTGTTACAAAAGTAATTTCGCCTGCAAAAGGCATCCGAATAGCTTGCTTACCAGTTGATGTATTCAAATCACCTTTAATGTGATAGTGAAACAATTGGTCGCCTATTACTGCTGAACTTGACATAATTAAACCTCAATCTTTCTGTTAGGGTTACGCTGTGGCAGTGTTGCCTACGTAGCCGATACATACTGTGAGGTTTGCGCCTGCAGTAGAAGAACCTTTTTGGTCTACTTCAATTGCAAGTCTGTCGCCTGCAGCCCAAGTTAAAACGTCTGGATTGGTAGCTGTTACTGAAGTACCAGAAACTGCTATCGTAGGACGGTTACCTTGAGTCGTGTACATGGTAGTGCCATTTTTGTTAAGGTCAATTATAGCGGTTGATCCAGTTGGAGCTGTAGTAACAGCTGCTGTCACAAAACTAATTTTCCCTGCAAAAGGCATTCTAACCTGTTCTTTAACGCCAGTTGATAGGTTGCCTTTGTGTTGCAACGTAAACATCTGGTCGCCAATTACTGCTGAACTTGACATAAGTTTTTACCTTACCTTCATATTAATTGATAAATCGTGATAGTAAATGAAAGGAGGAAAAACTCCCTCTTTTCTTTCCATATGATACCACAAATTTGCTTTCAATGCAAGAAACAAGTATAATATGGATATGGAAAACAATGAGGGTGCACACGTGTTCGTCTGTGGCGCAGAAGACGGAACCAAACTACAAGTGTTTATAACTGACACACATTTAGTTCTGGATGCGTTTGATTCAGAGGGAGAACACTTAAGGAATATCACTCAAACGTTTGGAGAATGGGTTAAAGAACTTACACCCAGTCCAAGCCCTCAAATCATTGAACCCGTAAAAGATTTTCTTTAAGAAAACTTATCTTCGTCTTGCCATGCGGAAATGCCAGTGGGAATTACCGAGAACGAAAAGTTTTTTGCTTCTTCAAGAGTAAACCGAGTTGCATCTGCTTTTGTGCCCCAGTCATTTGCTGTTGTTGACCAATAATACTTGTTCTGTTCTTCGGGTTGCTCAGGGTTCTCTGCGTTTACTATGATTAAAGCCATGTTTTTCTCCTTACGCTGCCTCTAATGCGGCAACCTTTGCTTCTAAAGATTCTATACGATCTTTCTGATCTTTGCAAATTTTGATAAGCGGTGCTGTGAGCATTTCGTAGTAAACAGACCGTGGAGTTTCACCCCAATGACCTTCATCATAACGTACTGCATACTCAAATCCTGAGTTGTGGAGACTTTCAGCCGATAAACCTGCTTCAAGAGGAACCGAAGAATCGTCATCAATGCCTCTAAACTTAATAGGTCTAGCGTCTAGTACTTGATACGCTTCGGCTAAGGGTAGGTCTACAATGTCTTTTTTGAAACGCTCGCTGGATGTGTACTCCATAACCTGTCGGTCAGAGTCTCGTGAACGTAGCGTCCAATAACCGCCTGATGAGAACGTTGATCCTTGACCTAAATAGAAGTGGTTCCAAGCAGCACCAGAAGCACCCAAATTCAAACCCTCATTAGAGTAAGGGCGCAACTCAGCAGCACTCAAACGTAACTCATACGCACCAGCAACATGCCAATACATGTAAGAACCCGGTGCAAACGAATACATCTGACCACCTGCATTTTCATTTTTAAAATACATGTCGTCATTAGCAGGATACCCCATGTAACCAAACCGAGCGTTACTGTCATTGTAGTATGCATGATACACAGACTGATCTCCAGCGGTAGTGTTGTGTAGTTCAAGTGCTGAAGAAGTACTGTAAACCTCAAATGCGCCAGAATTTGCGCAAACCTTAAAATGACTTAATGCAGTGTTATTACCAAACTTAACATCGCCTCCGTCGGTTTGAAGGTGTAGATCACCCATGGTAGAATCATCGGATTTTGAAATGATTTCGTTACCGTCAAAAGATAGATGCTGACCTGTAGTAGCACCTATAGTCAAAGCACCATCAGAAGTGTCACTACCTGTATCAGTCGTATCAGTAAGCACCAACTTTGGCATGGTTACTTCGCCTGTCTCATTAATCTCCATTGCGGTATTTGTGATACCGCTTGCGTAGGAGTTTGACGTACCAAACACTAAATGCGAGCCAGTGCCGTCAAACATCGCAGCAATTCTGACATGAGGTGCGGTCTGGTCATCTTGATAAGATGCCTCAACAAGGGAAACATAGTTACCTGCCGAGTAGTCAGACTGATCAACTCGCAGACCTTCGCCATCTACGGTTCCTGTGAATGTTGAACCGAGTTTGTTGGTCGTGACGATATTGAGGGGAGTCTCAGGCGACGCAGTGCCGATACCGACATTGCCACCACTCAATATGCGCATACGTTCAGTGTCATTGGTTATAAAACGGGTATCGTGGGCTGAACTAGTTCCAAATAATGCGGTATTACCGCTATCAGAACCGATGTAAGTAGTGGCTGTGCCGTTCAAAGATCTAAAGTATGCGGCACCAGATGCAGTAACTACGTCTAACCTGTTTTCTGACTCGTCATAAAGCATGTAAGCACCTGAAGCAGCACCAAAAAACTTAACATCATGACCAGTGTCATCAACACCAACAGTGAACGGAACTTTAGCAGTTAAATTAGAACCATCGTAAGTAAAGTTAGCATCAGCCCCAAAGGAGCCATTGTTATTAAACTGAACTTGATGATCTGAGCCACCCGGTGATCCTCCACCACCAGAAGCATTTTCCCAAGCCACTCCGCTTCCTGTTGAAGTTAAAACTTGTCCATCGGAGCCTTGACCACCATTAACTTTGAAATTAACTGCATCTACAGTGTCTTTAACAATCAAAGCGTCTGCTGATTCATCCCACAGCATGTATTTACTAGCTGTAGCTCCAAAGAACTTCACATCATAACCTGTGTCATCAACACCAACATTTAATGCGGCATCTAATTGTAATGTTTTGTGAATTGTTGTTTGTACAGATCCACCATCTACAGTAATATATGCTGTTTCTCCACCACTTCCATCGTCTGAACTCAATACGATATCACCATCTGTATTGTAATTAGTTATCTGGATATTACCAGTAGTTTCACTTATTTGTAAATTACTTCCGGTATGTTTTATGTTCCCGTCTCCACCTGCCTTACTACCGAGAGTTAGTTTTACATTATCTACTAATGCTAGAGAGTCTTCACTTTCATCCCATTCCATGTACCTTCCAGATGTTGCACCAAAAAACTTAACGTCTACGCCAGTGTCATCCACACCAAAGGTGGTAGCACCATCTATTTGAATAGTGCCAGCGACTTCCAAACCAGTGCCGTTTATCAACTTAAGTGCGTCAGACGTAAAACGAGCAGAAATATTATTTGAACCAGCTTTTTGATGAGCAATCTCAATGATGCCATCTTCAGAACCATCCGAAGCATCATCAATCTTACCAGTTATCTTTGCATAAATAACTTTCTGATCATTATCATTCTCACCTTGAAACTTTATCTGACCTATATAGTCTGCATCAGCAGGGCTAGCGCTATTTCGGTAAAGTTCAATTACAGGACCAGCAGAAGACCCAGCATCAGTACTTGTATGCGTAACAGTGCTCTTAAAATCTACTTCTGATAAAAAATCTCTAGCCATGTTATAGGGTTCCTCTGGTAAAAATTAACTTCTTCCCATATTATAGCACAAGGGGTGAAGCCAAATCATTGACCTCACCCCTTAACGGTATGCAATGGCAGCAAAATTATCCGATAATTACGACCTTATATGCGTTGCTAGAAGGCGCAGAAGCGAACGTGAACGTTACAGCGTTAGTGCTGGTACGATCCACCTCACAAACCACAGTTTCTAAGCTAGACGCATCATACACTTCACAGATAACATCATTAGTTCCCAAGCTGTGGGTTACAGCGATAGCTGTAGCAGACCCATCACCAATAGTTCCAGTGACCTTAGTTGTGGCACCTAAATTAGAACGAGCAGCAGCCGCAGTTGAAGCGCCAGTACCACCGTGGGCAACAGCGACATCTGTCGCCGCCCATGTACCAGTGGTGATTGTTCCAACTTCAGTAAGTGAAGAAGTAACAACAGTAGACTTTAACTCAGTTCCAGTCAAAGTCCCTGCAGCAGCGGTAACTGTAATAGCTGCTGTGCCATCAAAATCAACGCCGTTAATAGCTCTAGCAGTCGCCAAAGCCGTGGCTGTAGCGGCATTTCCAGTTGTGTTTTGGTTACCAGCAGAGTTCACACCCGGAAGATCAATATTGGCGCTACCATCAAATGAAACGCCACCTATTGTTCTAGCAGTGGCCAACGCTGTAGCCGTTGCCGCATTTCCAGAAGTATTTTGATTACCTGCAGAGTTTACACCCGGAAGGTCAATGTTCGCAGAGCCGTCAAATGACACGCCACCAATATTTCTCGCTGTTGCGAGAGCGGTAGCAGTAGAAGCGTTACCAGTTAAAGCAGCGGTAACGCCAGTGGTTGTGAGCATTCCAGTGCTTGGGTTGTAGTTGAGTCCTGTGTCTGTTTCAATGCCTTGCGCCCCAGTAGCTCCATCAACAAAAGTTAAGTATACTGTTTCGTTACCTGAGTTATTTGCGCTAGCTGTAACGTTCGTGGCAGTTGTTGCAGTGTCAGCATTACCAGTTACATCACCAGTTACTGCACCCTCAAGGGTTCCAACCACAAGTGTTGCAGCGGCATATCCAGTACCACTAGTATTAACAGTAGTTGTTGGCTCTGCCTGTAAGTCTTTAAAGAGTTTAAACTTGCCGCTGTCATTAGCATCACGGAAAATACCAGCGTAAAGATCTTGAGATCCGCTTGTATCGTACAGTCCGTAGAAACCAATGTCTACTGAGTCAGCGCTAGTGTTTCCTTTAGCGAGTTTAATCAATGGGTCTTCAACTGACAACGTAGCAGTATTTACTGTAGTTGTGTCTCCGTTAACTGTAAGGTCACCAGAAATGGTAACATCATTTGGTAATCCAACAGTTATCGCACCAGTTGAAGCAGAAACCTCAACCTCATTAGCGGTCCCAGTAAGTGAGGTTACACCATGAGCGTTAATTCTGTCATCTATAGCTGCTGAAGTCATTAACGACGTGTCGTTATCGGCAAAAGATTCACCAGATGTTTGAACTGTCGTAAGGCCAACACTATCAAAAGTAAACGTGTCAGTAGCTTGAATTGTTATTCCACCATTAGCGGTTAGTAAGCCGCCTACAGTAGCTGTGCCATCTACAGTCAAGTTGTCAGATATGTCAACGTTTCCGTCAGCGACCTCAAGGGCGTTTGCTCCATTGGTACCTGTGATTACAAGCTTTTCTTCTGAAGCGTCCCAAAGGAAGCTGTCTCCTGATGTGGCTGAATGGAAAGTAACGTCAGCGCCTGAACCATCTGAACCAACGGTTAAAGTACCACTGGTCGTTAAAGATGTAAGAGTTCCTACGCTTGTCAACGAAGATCCAACTACGGTTGATTTAAGCGAGGTTCCAGTCAATGTTGTAGCAGCGGCTGTTACGGTTATATTTGCGGTACCATCAAAAGAAGTACCATTTATGGTTCTTCCCGTAGCAAGGGCGGTAGCGGTGGCAGCGTTTCCAGTAGTGTTCTGATTACCTGCGGAGTTAACTCCGGGCAAATCAATATTTGCAGAGCCATCAAAACTTACACCACCAATAGTTCTAGCTGTTGCCAAAGCTGTGGCCGTTGCAGCGTTTCCTGAAGTGTTTTGGTTACCAGATGAATTAACACCCGGAAGATCTATATTGGCTGTTCCATCAAAAGAAACACCGCCAATATTTCTGGCAGTTGCTAAAGCTGTAGCAGTAGCAGCGTTTCCAGTAATATCGCTGGAGGTAAACGCTACAGTTCCTGAAGAGTTGGGGAAAGTTATTGTTCGGTCAGCAGTCGGATCAGTTATAGCGAAAGTTGTTTCGTATGAGTCTGCCGTGGCTCCCTCAAAGACAAGAGGCGACGCCGCAGAGAAAGTAGCAGATGTGAAAGAAGGTGAAGCGTCAACGTTAAGGGTAATAGCTCCAGACGATCCTCCACCATTAAGATTAGTGCCAGCAGTAACTCCTGTTATGTCGCCCTGTGGGGCTAAAGCCGCAATAGCAGCAGCCGTAACAGTTTTTGGAGTATCGCTGTCGTCCGTATCGGCAATGATTACTTTATCATCAGATGCAACTGTAGCAGTAGAAAGGCCAGTAGGCGCAAAGTTAACAGTAACAGTACCAGAAGTACCACCACCAGACAAACCAGTTCCCGCAGTAACTCCAGTAATATCACCTACAGCTTGTAAGCTTACCCACCCTGAACCATTATAAACATAAAGTTCATTGTCTCCAGAGTCATAATAAATCTGTCCAGCAGTAGGCGATCCGGGGGCAGTCCCAAGGTTTTGTACTTTAGCATTCTGAAGCTCATTTTTATTGAGATCCAGATTTACTAAAAATTTCTGTGCCATTAGTATTCTCCTACTAAGTTAAGTATGCTTTTCCTGAAAAAGCAGACTCAAAAGTTATTGTAATTTGTGAAGTACTATCATATTTTACCGTACCTATCACAACTGTACCGGCACTATCTACCACCGTAACAGAAGGATACCCAATTAATCCGTGGGTCACAGTCCATGTTGTGGCTGCTGAAGATTGAGTGTGAGTGTACCGTTTGGGTATTAATGGTAACGAAGAGGCAGGCCAACCTGAACCAGTTTTAGGCCCATACAGTTCTCCAGTATCGGTCCGTATCCAAAAATCTCCAGTAGTTCCAATTGCCGCATCAGGTGCGGTGGTTCCATAATAAATCTTTGAACTAGCGCCAGCGTCATTTACAAATGTAGCAGCAACTACAGAAACGCTATTTTCTGTAGTATCTGTAACGGTAACCGCATTAATAATGTCTGTAGCCGTTACAGAGTTACCTGCTATTTCTGTTATCTGTACTGTATTGTCTGCCATGGCTACACCGTAACGTTAAAATTTCCTTGTAATAAACGGATAACTGTTCCGCTATTTGATTCAAATAATTCTAAATCATAAATGCCACTAGACGTCAACGTGTTCGTCTCAGCCGAAGTAAGCGTTACTGTTATTGTACCATTTGAAACGTTATGTACAAGCCTACCATTTGCATTCGTCAATTCCAACATGGGAGATGCAGCGTCCATTGTTTTTCTAATCTGCATACGAGAAGTCCAAGAAGTAAGCTGAGCCTTCTCAGAATCAGGATTTTTAACGCTTATCGTAACAGCTAGAGCAGAACCCTTTGTGCACTCAAAATTATAAAGACCTGCCGTCATTGCTCTATAATGCCTGACGCTAAATAATCATCTGCTGTGGCTATCATTCCTCTGGATATCCAATGAGGTAAACCTTCAGAAGTAACAACCATTAAATGTCCGTCACCTCTAGGCGAAATAACCTCACCAACAAAAACAAAATTACCTAGAACAGCGCCTTCTTCGGTGCCCCACGCACTTTCCAAGACTTTCTCTACTACCTCATCAGCAGAAATCTCTTCGTCTCCCTGCATTGCATTAGCAAAAGCGGCTATAAGGTCATCAACCGAATCATCGTCGTTACGCTCACTCCAAGGTTTAAAACTTTCTCCCATTTTTCTTTACCTCTTTCTGCAATGCGGCAACTTTTTGATCTAAATCTCTATTTTTTTGTTCTAGTTCAACAACTTCTGCCTGTAAATGATGCGCTATATATCTTAATCTATTATTTTCTTTCCTCTGTAATTCATATTCTATCCTACTTTGCTTCACTAAATCTAACCAAACGCTGTCTTGAGCTGATTCTATGTCAAACTCTAACCGTTTGCTACGGTTACGAAGAGTCGCCCATAGTCCAAAGAATGTTACAGCCGAGCCTACAAGTGCGGGCACGGTCATGTTAAGGAAATCCCCCCACATACTGTTGCCGCCTTAGTAGTCTAGTTCTAATGTGATGAAAGGACCACTCTTGTTGGCAGCAACAGAAGGGTCAGCTATATCTCCCGAATTCCAACCATGCGGGTACCAAAAAACATAATTTCCTTGCGAAGAAGCAGCAGTAAACGGTTCAATAAAGTCAGGCACTGGACCGCACGAGCCTCCACCCGGATTGTCGGGGTCACGCAAACCTTGATTGTTGGTGTTAAGTGTGGAGTTTCCGTAGATAGCAATATGTTTATTAGCGGATTTTATGTTGTTTATTATTGTAGACGTTAAGTTAATCGTTACTTTTTCACCCCTGCTTAACCAATTGCCTCCGGGGTTCGTCGTTATTTGATTGCTAGCTGACAGGTTAGAAAGAGAAGCTGTTGTTTCGGATATTGAGCCATTATACTCGCCAACATAAACGTTACCAAAAGCAGTTCCGTATCCTTCTTGTGCATCAGTCTCATTCCTTCGCTGTATATAAAGTTTAGGATTAGTGATTGTTGGTCTTACCGCTATAAGATCTGCTAAAGTATGCGGCGTGGAAACGCCCTCCAACTTAACTTTATTTGCCCAACCATCCGTAATATCATACACATAATCGCTGTCACTAAATTCAAGAACTCCAACCCACTCATATGTGTCGGGGTAACACGCAGAAACATATTCCGTGACTCCACTCCCAATATCAAACGTAGATTTGATAAGATAAGCTCCTTCACCACCGTACTTGCCTTGCCTTACACTGAAAGCACCATCTGTGAAGCCGCCAGTTATCCAAGTACCAGCGCTCCCACCAGAAGTAGACCTAAACGAACGGCTGTAACTAGTAGGAACAGCATACGTTCTTTTATCAGAACCAGCGTAAGCCTCAATCCACGCAGTATTATTCGTGTTTCTTCGTCTAACAATTAACGCAGGGTCCCAAGCACCACTACTATTACGATGCTTAATTTTTCCCCCAGCAATAGCTGACGACCAGTTGCTACCATCATGATGCTTAATTGAAGGCATTATAAATCTCCTTTAATTAAGATCAATCCAAATGTCGCCAACTTCTGGGCTACTTGGAGTGGCGTTGGTTATCCAGATACACTTTGACGCATTTGTATTTCTAGATGCAATTGAAGAGTAACCATACATCAATCTATCAGTAGTGTCTGAAGTAGGGGTACCGCCCAACTGAGAGTTTATTTCCGTTTTCAAGTAATATACTGTATCAAGGTCTTTCTTTCCAGTAGCCGTAACGTGACCATTCGCATCAATAGTTAATGCGTTAACAGCATTGTTGCCTGAAGCAGTAACATCAGCTGCACCAGTAGTATTGTGAGCAACCGTTTTCGTTGATCCCTCTGAATCAGAACCCGTCACTGCAAGGCCTGCGCCTGCCGCAACAGTCTCAACATAGTTACCGCTAGTTTTAGTTCCCAAAGCTAAAACAGGGATTCTATCTACACCAAGAGTATCAGAAGTTATTTTATCAGCGCTCAAGCTAGGTATTCGTGCCGCAGCAAGAGTATCAGAAGTTATTTTATCAGCGCTTAAGTTAGGAATGTCGCCAGCCGCTAAATTACTCACCGTAAAGTTAGATGCATCCAAAGTACCGCCCGTAATCTTATCAGCGCTAACAGCAGTAACTTTTGCGTCAGTGACAGCACCAGAAGCAAGCTCTGCCGTATCAACTGATCCAGCACCAATAGGATGTCTATGGTCAGAACGAGAATACGTAGAATCAGTACCAACAGCGCCAGTAGAACCAGTCAAAGTAGCAGGAGTACTAGTACCAAACGTACCAATATCAAACCATGCAGTACCATTACAATACGACAAAGCACCTACGCTAGAGTCTGTGCTTGAATAATGAAAAAATCCTTTATAACCCGCACCAGCAGTTGGCCGAGTTCCTGTTTGATCAAACCCAGCAGCCTTAGCCTCTAACGCACTCATGGAGTCGGTCATTTGTGAGCGTGTAAAAGCGTCAGTTCCTGCTGTCCAAGTATAAATTCCTAAACGAGTTGAAGCACTTGTTGCCATTTTGGATTAATCCTTTCCTCTAAATATATTGTACTATGTTAATTGGCTGTTGAGAAGAGCGACTTCTGCTGTTGATAAATATCTTTCGTAAAAAGCAAACTGTGAAAGAGCGAACCAAGGATAATACTGTGAGGTAGTACCCTCGCTAAAAGTTGCAGCAGTCGTGGCGTTAGAGAAAGCTGCGATTTGGGCATTGTGGTCAGCTTTATTAGCTAAAGTCCCATTGACATAAATACTTAAGCCTACGGTTGGGTCTCTTTGAACAACAACGTTATCCCAGCCACCAAAAGAAGTTTGCGTCCACGTAGCAGTCTCAGAATTTGTAGCATCCGTAAACACTGCTTTCATTGTAGCGTCTTCAAAATAAATCTTCAACCCTTGACTAGAGCCATTCAGTAGCGAGAACACGTTATGGTCCGTGCCTGTTCCTGAAGAAGTCCAACACCTTCTTATCTGCATAGCTACAGAAAATGGAGTGTAGTATTCTATCTGTGGAGGCTCTGCCGTTACGAACTTTCCTTTATATGGTTGAATAAATGACTTGTCAATCGCTTGACTAGATATCCAATCAGTTGAATTATTTGCAGTAGCTCTAGTTAAAGTCCAAGTTTCACCCTCACTGTCTGTACCTGTAGCGCTTAGAGGGTTAGCTGCCGCACCGATAGTATCTGGTCGGAAGTAAGCAACAGAGTCGGCTGACTTGGCACCGTTTGTCCCATACGTTCCTGAACCATCAAGAACGTCTATAGAGTAAATTGTTTTACCACCATACGTTCCTCCAGCGAAAGAATACGAAGTAGCCGTAGCAGCACCAATGTCAATATAGTTGTTTATACTTCCATCAGAGTCATCATATTCTGTGATACGTATTTTATGAGACCCTGAAGTCAAACCAGAAACAGCTAAAGTGTCTTGAGACCCAAAGTACCAAAGATTGCCGTGAGTGCTATCTGGCTCCATCGCCATCAACTTCACGTCATTAGCGGCACCATCATAGCCAATAGTGGTGTCAATGTCGCTTTCCGTACCACTAACTGTTTTTGTAGAATGGAACTCCGCTGCGTATACAGCAGATGCTTTGCTTACATCAATGTCCAGCAAAGGCGTGTAGGAAACATTACCAAAATCATTTACACCGCCCCCATCAACTATAGCGTGGTTCTCGCTACTTGTCGTACCAGAACCACTAAACGAAAACACAGCGTCATTTATCATAACCCGACTAAAAGCAGCGGGCAGCGCTGAAGCGTCTGACCAGATACTAGAGTTGCTTAAAGTACCACCAACCTGTATGTTAGCGTCAGCCCCTGCGGTACCTGCAGTTGGAGTAATCGCAGTAGAAGGGGTAGATGTTAAAACATTTGATTCCCAATCATCATACAAAGAAGATTGAGCATAAAATTTTACAACATCTGAAGCTGACTTACTTACCCTAAACACAACAGGACCATACTGCTGAACAGAGGCCATATCTATTTCTGAAGAATAAGCATAGTTTGTAGAGTTCTCATCCATGTAACCATCAACCCACAAAAGCCTCATCTTGGTATCTGCTGATTGATCAAAACCAGACACAATATAAAACGCCCAGTCGTTATCGCTTCCACCACTGTCTTGCCCACAAACAAGTAATCGTTTTTCCCTCAAGAACCAATCATCCGGTTGACTACCAGTAGCACCGTTTTGGCCTGACCAAGCTGAAGCCGTAAATGGTGTAAAGTTGGTTAGCTCCACTACAATGTCAAAAGCATTATTATCTCCACCAATGTTAAACAAGGGGTCATTTTCAGTAGTCATTTTACCAGACTCACCATACAAATACACTCTATTACCTGTGTATTGCGAAGTTCCTATACCGCCACCAAGATTACCTGTCGTGCCCTCGTTTAACAAAATGCTTCTATTGAACCCATCTCTATCATCAATGAACTCATTAGGTACTTCTTGTAAACCTTGCAAAGAGGTAAGTATCGCAGAAAAATCATATGAACCATCAGCGGAGTCAATAACATTATTTGTAGAAGTCGCCACAGCACCAGCAGCCGCAGCATTATTAACAGCATCCGAAACTAAAGAACCACCAACATCTGGGTCAACCGCAGGATCAACTAACGTTTGCATCTTGAAAGGGTTATTAAAATCGTTCTTACGTACGATAGAAACGTGACTTGCTGGAGTTTCTGTTTCAAGCAAAGTCTGTAAAAAGGTATCAATCGTTTTTTTAGTTCCAGCATGAATGCCGGAAAACCCAGTATTTATTTGGTTTCTGTACCCAGAAATAGTGTCAAAGAAATCTGGATCTAAAGCCTGCAAAGCATTCCAAGAAGCAAGTGTTTCTAAGTCAGCCCATTCGCCCGGCTCCGTACTTCCGGCAGCCTGATACGACTCTAAAGCACTCCATGGAGTAAAACCACTAGCAGATGAAAGTAGCGTGGTTCCTGTAATGGACGCAAGCCACGGCAAGTATGCGGATGGAGCCGTAAGGGGATCTGTTAAAGTTGACTTGCTCAACGTTCCTTCTGAAGCGTGGATGTAGTCAAAGTTTCTTGCTGAATCGTAAACTAAGTCTATAGCGTGCAGTAAGGCATCTAGATAAGACCTCAAGGGAAATGGCTGTTGCATTCCTGAGCCGTCTGTCCCATTTATAAGCCCATTAGTGTCACCTGTACCTGCTGTCGCAGTGCCTGATGAAACGTTGCCAGAAAACTTAAATGCAGCACTGCCGTTTGGAACGCTACCCCCATGTGTGACATCATTGAAAGCAGTACCGCCTTGTTTAGCCGTAACTTTTACGGTAGCAGCACCGCTAGACACTGTAAAATCAGCATTAGCTGTGTAAACAAATTGAGTGCTTCCCACAGTAACAGTAAACTCAGTGCCTATGGGATATGTACCATTAGTGCAGCTAGCTAAGGTTAGAGTACCTTGTGTTTTTACCGGCTCTGTCCCTATTGATAGGTTTGCAATATCTTCATCATCAAGACGCATAAATTGAGGAAGATCTTGATAAGCTAACTTGGATATGTTTCCACGATCTTGAGGGGTGACATCAGCTAGCACAGGATCAAATAATGCCCAATAGTTGCCAGCAGTGATAGAACCAGTAGTGGCCTTAATTGTAATTCGGACCTGCACATAGTTTGCGTTCTCAGGAGACGCCCCATAAAATCCTACTTTTGAAATAGTTCCAGAAAGCACCGAAAGAACTGAAGGAACGTTTGTTGTTTCTATAGCAGAACCACCTATTGATTCATAGAAAACCAACTCAGTTGTAATTGTGCTTTTAAGGGCGGCTGATAGAACAAAAGAACCAAAGTATGCTTTTTCTGAACCGCATGAAACAACTGGAGAAGTTACAACAATATCTCTACTGTTCCTAGCAGCAATAACCATAGAGTTGCCCCTATAGCTGTCATTGCCCGGAACATACTGATGGTATAAAAACATTCTGTAAACCATCGCTAGATACGGATCGTCGTTACCACCAGAGATGGCACCAGCCGTAGCGGTACCACTTCCTCCCATTACAGCAGTAGATCCAGTAAATGTAGTTGAAGCAGGAATCAAGCCGTTATTATTTACATCGTTATTCGCAGCAGCGTTTACAGTTGCAGTACATGGAACAGTGGCAGAACCACTGCTTACAGTAAAATCAGCATTAGCAGTAAACGTGTATGTTACACCGTTAACGACCTTGGTAAATCGTTTGTGGTCTGCATCCGTGTACGGTCCATTATTACAATTGGCTAAGGTCAGAGTCATCGTGGCTTTTGATCCACTAGTTGACGTCCAACCACCGTTTACATCTGCACCAGTACTCGTTTGATAACCAAAAATTCTCTGAGTAGTGGAGAAAAGATTAGTGCTTCTAACAGCCATATTTTTCTCCTATCAAGTCACCGTAATATTTAACGTACCGTAAGTTACTAAAGTTCCAAGGTTTTTAAGAACAAGATCAGTGGAAACTAAAGTTGAACCACTCAATGCAACAAATTGGCTGCTGTCGTTGGTTCCCCCCGATAGAGCCGACCCTGAATTAACTGTCGCTGTTCCCCCTTGATCTCCTGCGGAGCCAGTAAACGAAGGGCCAGAACCCCCAGTTCCGTTTGGCAACTTTCCGCCGTTAGTCTGACTGTTATAGTCTAAGCCAACCGCTACAGCTTGAAAAGCTTTATTAGTAGCTGCATTGCTTGAAACAGTAATAGACTCGGTATTAACATAAGCGTACACAGTCGGAGAGTCGGGATCAGTCGTGGAGTCCACATAGTAAACCGTGGCTTCACCAACAGCATAAGTTGCGTCAGTCGCTCCAGCTAAATCTAGGTTAACTGTAGTTTTCGTTCCACCTGTTGATCCGGTGTAACCAATATTGTTAGTTCCTATTAAGGTATCGCCTCCCATAGTAAGCGAGCTAACATAGTCAACTCCCTCAACAGAGTCAATCAGCGAAATTACTTCATTTCGTCTTACCGAATGTTGCTCCCAATCCCAAGAGTTAGTATCAAAGTAGCCCTTCAAAGCCGCTTCTACAGCCGCCTTAACAGTAGCCCCAGTAGAACCTGACTTCTTAACAACAGTAGCCGTTACGTCAACGTCAGCCAATTCCGCAGACATGACATCAACGTCAAGGCTAGCAGGAACACGATCAGAAAGGGCTGTATGTAAATCTGCAAGGTTGGCAGCCGAGACCGGAAGCTGAGTTGATGAAGAAGATGCTGTTGATACGTTTCCACCAACGGCTACAAGCACATGACCATTGTGTAAACCATAAGTGCCCGCCGTAGTGTCTCTATCACGATAGCGACGTCTGTTGAAAACCGCTACCCGATGTGCATAACTGTCTTTGTTTGCTGAAATGTAGTACTTTAATTGAGAAGCCGTGGTTGAAGCAGAGGTATAACTAGCAAGAAGATTTATTGCTCTATCAAAGTATTCTTCATCCGTTTCTGTGGCTACACCACCAGATGGGGATACCGTGAACTCCGCTGATTTAAAATTAGCACTATCCGAAAGTAATGACAAAGTTTGACCTACAACAGACTGGTTATAAGTTGATCCAACCGTGTCTGCAGTAACAACAACATCAACATTGTCGTTAGAGCCATTTATAAATCCATTAGTGTCGCCTGTTCCAGCAGTCACTGTTCCACTTCCGCCAACATTTGTGTTTGTAAAGCTGGCGCTACCATTAGGTATAACACCGCCATGTGTAACATCGTTATAGTTAACACCAAAAGCAACCGCTGTTACAGGAACAGTAGCAGCGCCTCCTGAAACCGTGAAAGCATCGTTAGCAGCATATGTGTATACCACGCTGCTAACAGTCACCGAGAATTGAGTTCCTGCGGCATAACTTGCATTAGCACAACCAGAAAGTGTCAAAACACCACCAGTTTTTGCAGGAGTTAAATCAACGTCTGAGTTTGTTTTGAAAACATAACCTACGCCTGTTCCTGAAGCATAATATAGCAACTCGGAATCTTTAGGTAAAGACAAGTTACCGTAAACAGAAATGTTTACTGTACCAGTCGCTTGAGTTCCAGCGCTCTTAGTTAAATCAAATAACTCTAAAAGGGTTTCAACTGTGGCACCCGGCAATCTATTTATAGCAAAGATAACATCAGATGAGCGGTTAGCGATTGCTTCCGCTAACGCAACTTCAATTTGGCCCGTTGAGGGAGTCCAATCAGGTAGTAGCGCACGAGCAGAAGACAATATAGAGTTTAATGCCGTAGTAGCATTGCTATCGTATATTGTTAAATCGGTGTACTTTTTTACATCAGGGGAAGCCATAATTTATCCTTATTGAAACGTAACCATAATGTCAGTTAGACGACCAGACGTTTCAACTATGTCTACTTCATCTATAACTATGTCAGTGTAGTATTCAGCGAAAGTTTCTAAAAACTCGCCAGAATCAAACTTTGCGAAAACAGGGTCTTTTATTCCAAAAGTAGGAAACATTGTTCGTTCCCCTTTTTCTGTCCGCAAAAATGCTTGTACTTGCTCGGCCTTATACGTGTCTGTGGAGCTATTTACCGTCCCAAAACGGGCATTATTCGGATCTATACGAAACGGGTATGATAGAACAAATTGCACCGCCATGTTGTAACCTCCAAAAAAAAGACCTTCATATACATTCTACCGTAAAAAGGCACCCTACTGCTACTACTCAGACGCCGCCTTTACCGACGACAGCCAATCCTTAAATGCTGGGTCATCAACAGGCATAACTGTGAATTGTACTAAATCAACATCCCATGGAGAACCGCTCATTGACCAAGCGCACTCAATAGAATGCTGGGCCGGTAATATCCCTGCGTTAACTTCTAATCCGTAGGTGTTTACAAAATAAGTAAAGATGCAGCCGTCTATTCCTTCGTGGAAACACGCTGCATCTTTATCATTTGCAAAGGGGCAAATCTCTGCTGTTACTTTAACTTGGGATTTATCCACCCATAATAACATCCTGTGCCCGTCAGGATTCCATTCAAACTCAGTTGTCATCTTCTGGTGGTGGCTCTTCCTCTTTATGGTTCGCCATCATATGCAAATCTTCATTTACTCCCTGCATATGCTCTATAGTCTTAGTAGCAACAACTAATTGTGCTTTTAAGTCAACAACAGTCCGTTTGGCAGTAGCCAACTCTTCCCATAAAACGTCAGCTAAAACACCTTCATCATAGGAAAACATTATCGTGTTACCTCTGGAATTAAGTTAAAGTCGCCTTCAACCACTCTCTCAACTACACCACCAGAGCTTGTTATTTCAAGATCGTACACGCCACCATCTGTTAAGGCAGCGGTATCAGCAGCAGTGATGCTTAAAGAGATCTCTCCGGAAGAGTTAAGTGTCATTCTACCATTTGAAGTGCTCAACTCAATTAAAGCAGATGTACTACTAACCCTTTTTCTTACCTGCATTTTACCAGTATAAGAACTAAGGTTTCTTGCAGTACCAGAACTGTCTTTAACAGTAAGGGTACGTGAAAAGGTCGCTCCCTGTTCACATATGATATCGTATTCTCCAGCGCTCATAATATTCTCCTTGAGGGTTCTTAAGATATTATACCTTAATCACCTAAGGGAACTCACTTAGAACTAGTAGACTTCTTAGATGATTTCTCTTCTTCATCAATGGCAACTTCAGAAACCTGAACTAACATCTCTTGAAGTTGTTTCATACCAGCACGCAACATAGAGTTGTCAGCAGTCAACTGCTTAATCTGATTTAGAAGATCATCAATTACTTCATTTGGATTAATGTTTAAATTTGTATCACTCATAATTATATTTTATCCTTTCAGGATAACTGTGTCAACCCCTTATTCCATGTTCTCAAAGCTAAACGCCCACGCCACACCTGATGCAGGGTGTCTCAGGCGAGCAATCGCTTTAGCTTCTAACTGTCTAACTCGCTCACGAGTCAAGCCCATTCGTTCCCCAATTTCTTGTAAAGTCAACGCATGCTCTTCCTCACCTAAACCATGATGCATTTTCAAAACTTGCAATTCTCTCTCAGGTAGAACAGACAAGGCATCCATAATGGATTGTGCAAAACTAGCTTCCATACCTGCTTCTTCCACATTGATAGCATTTGGATCAATTAATGTGTCAACATGCTGTAAAGAGCTACCCTCTGTTATCGCATTATCTATAGATTCAAGCCTAGTGTTTTCCATATGAGACCAAACATTATCTAATTTATCAATATCCCACTCAAGGAAATAGGCTAAATCTTTACGATTAAACCCGTCTTCTCTAGACTCAAACTCCTCAACAACTGCCGCTAGCTTACGCACATCAGCCTCAACATGCATAGGTAAGCGTATAGCCCTGCCACTATTTGCTATCGCACGCTGACACGCTTGACGGCACCACCATGTTGCATAAGTAGAAAATTTAAACCCACGCTCAGGATCAAACTTATCTACAGCACGCATTAGGCCAATCGTGGCCTCTTGAATCAAATCTTCGTATTCCATACGTGTTTGTGAGCGAGAATAACGAGCTGCAGTGTCCATAGCTAGACGTAAATTATGTTCAACAAAGGTATCTTTTGCTCTTTTGCCCTCTTTAATTGCCGCTTGAAGTTTTCTACGAGACCTAACATCAGGGGTCTCACCTAAAGCTTCAAGTTTAACTTGCGCTTCAACACCCTCAATAACAGCACGTCCTAAAACTGTCTCTTCTTCTCTACTAAGTATTCTGTGTTTAGAACTCTCAACGTAACCTGCCATTACTTCTGCTCCTTCTGCTGATCTAGCGTATTCGCTAATGACTTAATAAAAATCTTACCTAAGCTTTTGTGTTTGCTTTGGTAAGCCGGATGTCGCCGCTTAGCGGCTTCTCTTTCTAGATGTATATATGAATCATCTTCCAAGCTATATGCTCCCTTTTTGCTGTAAAACGTGCCTAAAAGCACCTATAAACTATACCACATACAAAACATTTTGTCAAGCCCTTTTCTCAAGTTTTGTAAGAAAAAAATAAGTTTTGTTAATAACCCTCAACTTTTGCTTTAAAACGTAGCTAATTCTGTCTCTTTTATGTGATTTACTAGCGTTTCATCTCCAAACTGCAAACGATCCTCATTTTTTATCGCAATTTGGGTGTGTTCGCCCTCTGTATATAACGTACCCCATGAATCTCCACCAAGTTCAGGGTCAGATGATATATGGATATCTTTCAATATCATCTCCATAGTGACACCTGCTTCTCTGCATAAATCTTCAGCCAAATCACTTGGGAAAGAGAAAAGTATCTCGTCATGGATCGGTAATAACGCATAGTCCCAATAACCACTTGCCGCTAATTTTACCATAGCCCTACCTAAAACATCTCGTGCCGTAGACTGTATGCAGTAGTTTAAAGCAGCATAAGGCCTGTCTGAATCAACAGGCAGCTTACGTCCAGTATGGGTTATTACATAGTTTCTCACTCCCTTTTTAACTGGAGCCGCTAATTGATGCGAAAACTGAGTAACCCCCTTATAAGTTGAGTCAAACAAATCACATACTTTTTGAGCTTCGTCAATAGATAAACCTGATTGTCTCGCTAAGGTCTTTGGACCAGCACCATAAACTTTACCAAAGTTAACCGTTTTTGCGATTTTTCTTGTGACCCCGGTGTTGTCAGCAGTTGTTTGATGTAAATCTCCGCCTTGTTTGAAAACATCTAACATAACAGAATCCTGTGAAAGAGCGGCTAAAACCCTTAATTCAACTCCAGAGAAGTCAATTGAAGCCATTCTGCACCCCTCTTCAGCTAAAAACATACGACGTATAGCATCATTACCAGAAGGTAACTGCTGTAAAGGAGGGTGACTAATTGACATTCTACCAGTTCTCGCATGAAGGCTGTTGATTTTTGGGTGAACCCTGCCATTGGAATCCATGTTTTCTAGCGATGCAATCACATAAGTGTCACGCCACTTAGCACTGTTCTTTGCTGTCATAACTGCTGTAGCCAACTGTGCGGCATCCTTATTTGAAGGATCATCCGCTATAGCGTTTAAAATTGTTTTATCAACTTTAATCGCACCTGAAGCTGTAGTTTCTAGTAATTTAACGCCCATGCCTTGTAAAGCAGCGGCAACATCTCTTGTAGCATTATGGTTATTTACCCCAAACCCTCTAACTATTTCTATGCTTTGTTTTTCATCATCCGTCATTTTTTGAACAAGTTTTTCAGCATACTCAACATCAATACGCATTCCTCTGCGTTCCATTTCTGCTACAAGTAACATCAACTCGTGCTCATATTTAACTAAATGCCCCATAGTCTGACGATTTATCTCGTCTCTAAGTTTAGGGTACAAGCGAGCAGTTAATACCACATCCATACCCGCATAATGAACCATAGTTGGGTGTGAGGCCGGTATCTTGCGCCAACCGTCCTTATCACTCCAACCATTCTCTTTAAAAATCTTTTTTAAGGCTGATTGTGAATCAGGAGCGGACTTATCAACGTGAAACGCAGCTAAGTTCTTTAAGCCATGACCCACACCACCTTCAACCCTACTGCGTGGGTCCGCTAAGTGGGAGAGTATCTTTGTGTCAAATGTTCGCTTCAAAATGTCTATGGCATCAACGTGCCCATGCCTATCTAGACCTAAAGCGTCGTATGATGCGTTGTGGGCTAGTAGCCTATAGTCAGTTTCATTCATGACCATATCTATAGATTTCTGGAACCAAGGCTCACCCCAAATAAAGACAAACGCTTCAGAAGTGTCACCCCATTGAATGCTCTTTATCTCCCAAGTTGGGGCGTAGGTGTCAAGACCAGTTGCCTCAATGTCATACGCTAATGGTCGTTTTCTGTCAAACAACCATTCTGAAAAAACTCTAAACTCTTCGTCCGAGCGCACAAGGGTAACCTTCTGCATTGGAGTGTCTAGAATGTCTTGTTCGTGTAACCAGTCGTCAAATAATGTTATATTGTCCGCCATTATGGTACAATCTCTGGTCGCTCAACCTTCTCAGCCAATCTAGTACGACTATAACTTCTACAGTCGTTACATTGGAATTGGCGATATGTAGCAACCTTTGTATACTGATATCCTCTGTATTGAATATTACTTGAACCACACGTTGGGCAATTTGAAGAACCAGTAAACACATTTAAGTTCGGATGGTTATTCATCCAAGGACGTAACTCTTTGTACACTTTTACGAGAAGATCCACGTCTTGCTTGGCATATTTTTTCATAGTTTTCCAAGCTTTCACATCTCCTCGCATACAACCAGCCCATGTCTCAAAACCACCTGTATCAACTTTTTCGCCTAAGCCTAAATGTTGTCCAAGATGGTTTAACTTATTGCTATTAAACATAAAGTGCCGTCTTGCGACCTTTAAAGTGTCAACTGACTTAGGCTTTGAAGGAGGTCCAAATCCGTGGACTATAAACCGAGCGTTCGCTTTACGCATATCAAACTTGTCGCCATTATGAGCGACAACAACATCAGCCTCATCAAATAACTCCCACATCTTTTTAGCAACATGATAGTCGTTCTCTGGGTCTTTTTTATATGCTTCCTTGAAATCATCTAAAGCGCAAACATGCGTCTTACGCTCGCCTTCCCATTTATACGAAACACATAAAAGATACCATTCCCTGTCATGGGCAATAACATTCTGTTCGTACTGGCCCCATACATATGCAAGGTTTGGCGCTGTCTCAATATCATAATACAACACTCTTGGCTTACTCATTAAATACCTCTCCTAAATCCTCTACCTACACTATAGCACATTTGTAGCCATAAGGCAAGTCTTTAAGCGTTGAATGTCTTCCAACTCTGAAAATCCTTCTGCCGCATGGAATATTGTGCGCCTACTTTTTCTTGTCTTTGTTAGTATACCTTCTTTGACCAAACGGTCAAGTGACCGCCAAACATGCTGGTAACGCATTCCAAGATTATCCGCAATTTCTTTTTGCGTCATTTCTGGATGCTCCAACACTGCCAAAAGAACCCTTGCGTTAACTGTCAGGATTCTCATCGTCATCATACGATATTGACTCAAGGACCGACAACGAAAGGTCCATTTCCTTCAATTTAGATTCAAGTATGTTAGCCTTTTCAAGGGCAACATTTAATTTACCTGAAGTTTCCGCTAACGTGCCACATAGAAAAATTATTTTTTCTTCGGTACTGCTAAGAGAAGCTAACTTATCATAAATATCTGTGTCAATAACACCGTATGATTCCGCTTGTCTGGTTACGAGCGCTCTATAAGAAGTCAGGCTTTCTTGGAACCTCTGATCTACCGTAGCAATATCAACCAGCGTAGGCTCAAAGTTATCTCCAACGGAAATAACAGAACCTTCTCTAACCAAAATCCCCGCTTCAACAAGTGGATCTACAGCACGATGAACCCAATTTTCATCTGTGCGAAACGTTCCTTCTTTAGCGATTATTAAATTTATTGCACGTAAAAGAGAGTCATCATCTCTATCCATCTGGCTAGAACCAGCGTCCTTAACGTGCCACTCTTTGTTACTATTTTGTTCCATGAAGGTATACTACCCGAATATGGTTACTTTGTCAAGGGTTATTTGCGAGAACCGCCATGATATTCAACGCCGTGACCAGAACTAATGATGTCAACATTCAAGCACGACATCATCTCTATATCCCCATAAATTGTACCTAAGACTCTTCCAAACTTACCTTTAGCATCTTTCTTAGTTTGAACAAAGACGTGGTCGCATTTTCCTAGCCAATTTGACACGAAATCTTTAGCCGCTAAACCTAATGCTTTTTCTTCTAGATCTCTTGTTCGTGATTCCGGAGTATTTACCCCATTTAAACGAACACGTACTTTGTGCCATACATTGAACCCTAAGTCAAGATTTAAGTCTACTGTGTCGCCATCAACGACCCTATCAAGTGAAGCTTTATAAAAATACTGCATAGCTATAGTATACAGCTTCCTAGGCGATACTACAGCCCCCATGGACTCCAACCGCCTTCAGTGACCCATATATGATAACCTGACCTTAAGTTTACGTACGGGTCATATAGGTCATCGCAAGTGGTAACGCCACTATCCCTAACTTGTAAGTAGCCATCAGGCCAATACATGTTTGATGTGCACCAGTATCTGTTTATCTGAATTAATCCTAGTGAACCACCAATAGGGTCATCGCCATTAAAAGCATTAGGATCACACCTAGACTCTCTATAAATAACGTACGAAAGTTTTCTTAATTCTTCCTCTGGCCAGCCAGCAGTTCTAGCAAGATCTAACCACTCAGGGCACTCCCACCCATCTCTTAAAATAGTGTTATTAGTAGGCTTGGGGTAAGTGAGGTTAATTAAGCCAAGACTTACAGCATGCGTTCTATGTGCGCCCCAAGTAGTTAGTCCATAGATCCCATCGGCTTCTACAC